GCGTCTTTGAAATTTGTTGACATGAGTCGTTTTTATATAGGAAATTTTATTTACTTTTTGATTTGCTTCTCAGAGAGACTTGGAGGTTTTTAGGGTCGAGGTATTCGTCACCATCCCAATATTGCACGTGTCTCTTGCCTTTGGCGTCCCTAATGATCTTGTGCTTTAATGTTTTAAACCACTCCCTTTTGGCGGCTATTCTTTCATTATCCTTCTCCATGAATTCAATCATTTTTTGACGAATTTCCCTGTACTGGTTATACATATCCGATAAGGGTGGTTGAAAATCTCCTGGTTGCATACAACCCCAGTCCATTTCCGAACACCACGATAACCATTGAATTGCTGAATCAAAATTAGAACCCAAACTTATCTGATATTCATCACTTGGAATGTCTCCTGCTGCTGTGATCATGTGATTGTCAACGTGGGGTGTTTTTCCATTTTTGATAAGATCCATCAATGCTTTTGTTGACATTGGTCTTGGTCCTGCAGAAAACCTACACAATTCACGATACATGTGAATGTGTGAATCTTTCATAACTGTTCCATCTGGGTTTTGATTGTAAGTAAGACAAGATAGCAGTGGTGTTGCTGCATTTGTCCAAAATGCCATATTTCCTATCATCTGTACGTCTACGTTGTAAAGTACTGGTACTCCTGATGTTATTGATATTGCTGGATTGCTCAATATTACATATGTGAACATTTCATCTGTTCCTCCCACTGTATTTGGATTTACTGATGTACCCGGTTTGTCATGAATTAATTGTAAATTCTGTAAAACATTTTTAATTTCGAAAGTGCTCTGTTCTTTTAAATCAATTAATTCTCCTCGTTGTACTAGCAAATTTGGAGTTACCAAGCCACTTTGTATTGAAGTTACAGAAACTACTCCAACCCAAGCTGTGCCGCACATTGTTGCTTCTGGTGCTCTAACGCAAATTTTGGCACTAGTCATATAAGGGTTCCATCTGTCTGCCCAAGGTGCTATGAGTCCGAATGCCTTCGCTGTACCTATATCTCCTGTACCAATTAACGCTTGTGTGACTGGTACTGTCCCTGTAATGTTTGTTAACCATATAACTCCTGACCCCAGTGTTGACCAATAACTGTAAGCTGGTCCTAACATAAATATATCAAATGTCCCAACACTTGGATTAACATTTATTAAATCAACTGCTGATCTCCAAACATCAGTCGCACACGGCATTTGACTTCCTACACTTGGTATTGGCGTTCTAAAACATCCTGGTTTGGCTGCCGAAATCATGTGTGCTAGTTCAATTGGATAATTAGCCAAAATTTGTTGTCCTGGATCAACCCAAGGTGAGGCCATAGTCATTAAAGTTTCATTTCCTTTATGTACCGCTAAACTGTTGAAAGGCACATCATTGCCTTTTTCATCTTTTAGCAAAAATGGTAATACGTGTGGAATTAACTTAGTTGCTGCATCAACAGTCGTTTCAAACCAACCTTTTTCTTTAGGTTTGTTTTGTTTTCTTTGCCTTGGTTTCTTTTTGATAATAGTGTCTTTAGTTTTTGATTTGCTTCGCTTACCTGATACCGATCTTTTGCTATTCTTGCTGACCGATCTCGTTTTCAATTTTTTCTGTCCATTAAATGTGACTTTCCTGTTTCCTTTTGTTTTCAAAGCTGACTTAACTTCAGTTTGTTCCATTAAAATTTTATCCCCATGGGCTGTTTGCAGCCCAGTTTGTTTGCCGTTTAGCCTTATAATGCTCCCCGGCTCTGTTATGTATTTTATTTGTTCCATTATTTCATGCACTTGGTTTTTGGGTAAATTTTCGTATTTTTGATTATCGATGTACTTTTGAACACTTGTCTCTCCATAAGTCCAAGGTTCCTTAACTTTGGCTAATTCGTATGTTGTATGTATTCTTACAGCATTCTCCTTAAAATTAGTACTTCCTTTACCTATTCTGAATCGTGCTAATGTGACAGTTTCCAAAAATGTTCCTTTGGTTTCTAAAGTTGAACCCAGCGCACAAAGTGTTTGATGGGAAAGAGGATCTTTACACAATGAACTTGCTGATCCTGTATACATGTTACTTTTCATGATACAACTTTCCAGTCCTCGTTTAATAATTAGTTGGCCATCTTCCATAATTGAATTTTTTGATAAAAAATCTATATCGTCTTTTTCTTTAATTGAAATGTCGCTCCAACATTGTCCCAACCCATAAATTCTTCTTTCTTTATTGTCCGCCATGATAGTTTTTAAAGTTTCCACAATATGTTGAGCGTCCCTGCGTTCACACACAACTAAACTATCATCTCCGGACACAAAAACTTCGCCTTTGCGTTCTGCTTTAAATAAAATATACAACCAATACATCTTGACATCAAAACTGTTCCCAACTGTTGTTAGTCCTGCATTGCCACTCGTTGTAGTTCCTAAAAATGTTGCTTCAAAAATTTTGTTCTTTAAATTTGGTATTCCGACATAACCTCTAACTTTATTCGTTGTTAATGTGTTTACCCTTATACACCAGTCAATCACGTTTTCTGGTATCCCACACTCAAATATTTTTTGTTTGGCGGCTTTGAACATTTTGCCTATTCCGTTCTTTATGAGCATTTTGTGTTGATGAGCATCGTGCCTGGACCCATCTGCGCATAGTATCACAGGGTCGACAAATTTACTGTAAGCTTCACTTATTCTTTGGCCTAACTGTTTATTATTTAATCCGATACAGTATGATTTGTCATTATTAACTAAGAAGGTTAACATTATAAAATTGCTCATCAGACAATATCCTCCCATATCATTGTGTGGTACATTTATGAATCTCGCTTCATCTGCACAGTTCTTTTGTAGTTTATTACTAAATTTAACTTCTCCTGATTTGCAAAAACATGACATTGTAGTCCCTGTCATACAAAACCCCTTTTCTTGTAAAGCCATAGTTTGATAACATTTTTTCTTCTTATTTGGTGACCACCCTTCTCTACTTTCAACAAACTCTGTTTTAGTAGTAGGTGTCCAAATTCCCGTACCCATTAAATTTGCTATATAAGGTTCAACAATTTCTAAAGTCCATTCCAAAACCGTATTAACATCTGGTTCCAATAAAGTAGCCAATTGTCGGTTACAAAATCCGCTCAACAAGCTGCAAGGATTTCTAGCGTCAACTTCAAATGGATAAATATTTTCCACCAACATTCCAGTTATATTGACACGTCTTTCTTTATTGCTGGTCCAATTGATTAAATTAACAATCATTTCTTCGATTGTTTGTTGCACGCCCTGCCAAAAATAATCTATTTGAACGAGATTATTGTTCATGTTGTAAAAATTAATTTTGTCAACTGGTATTACCCTAAAATAGTTTTCTTTAACTTCCTTACAAATTGTTTCACAATACGTCCGATATTGATTATTGGGGATAAACGAATTAATAAATCCCACACAAATTTTTTCTTTCATGTTTCGTTGCGGTAATGGAATTCCCAAATCGACGACTTCAACCGTATTGTCATTTGAAAAATCCAGCTTACCGTTTAAAGGTTGTTCCATCATTTTATACCAATTGTCTTCTGCTGTGATTATACGTTTACTTTCAATTTCGGCCACTTTCTTCTCCACTCGCAAATCGATGAATTGTAAAAATTTATTTCTTATATGAGATATTTTAAATTCAATCCAGATTAAAACAAACCAGGATACTATAAGTGTGGATTTAAAAATGTTTCTAAACATAAGAGGTGATAAATACAATACTCCACAAACGAATATTGCATAAAAAATGGTATAATCGTAACTATGAAACCCGACTAATCTCATTAATATTGATGCTGTTACAATAGCTAAAACTACCATATAAATATATCCTCTAAACCAATAAATAATCGCCGATGTTATTATCCACATTATCAAATCCCATATTTCATCCACTCCATTCAAACTATAAAATTGTGTTAAAGCATGAAGTATATCAAGATAACCGTATTCATTTAACAACTTATGAATAGGAGAGTAGGCCACAGTAAATAATTTAACGGTATGCGACGAACATGCTACATGCCGACAAAGTTCAATCATTAAAAGGTCAGGTGTCCACGAAAATCCTGTTGAATACAAATCCATTAGATCAAGAGACTTATTAGTCTTACCCCAATCAAAACTATAATCATAACCCATTTGTATACTTTGTTCTGCTTTGTATCTTAAATCTTTTATATAATGTTGATACGGTTTTGCACTTCCTTCAACCGTTTGTGTAACTAATAATTTCCCTGTGTCTTCTTCAACACTTATGACTGCATATCCTTCCCCAAATGCCATTGGTTTATATCCTGGGTGTATTGATCTCATTGAGTTACTCCAATTGATACAACTCCAATGCGTATTTGATGGTATATGGTCTAGGTAATACAATACGTCCCAACATGTTTTGACTATGTGGAATCCTTGGCATTCTTGAGGTAAAATTAATACATCAGTGAAAATAAAATTCAATTTACGTACATCTACTTTGGTGTCTTGGAAGTCATAAAATTTTGTCCATTTAAGATTTAGTATTATTATATGTATTTCACACATCCCCCAGATTTCGACTTTGACCCCTTTATTCATCGTGTGTTCTCTCATTTCAATGCCGTCATCGGGCTGAAAATTAATGTACATAATTCTGCCATTAGTCTGAGTTTCGTTACACCATTGTTTAATTGCTCTTAGTTCAGGTTTACTACCTCCTATAGACAACCAGAAAACCCCAGGATCCATGTTTTGTACAATCTCACTATATCCTGGGCGTCTAATCGTC